CCTCAAGTTAATCTTCCTAAGACTAAGGAAGAGGTTGAGAATTGGTCTAAGAAGTATCCAGAGCCCTATGCTTTTGTTAAGAGCATAATTGGTATGGACTTAGGTTCTGTTACTGAAGATGTGTCCTCACGCTTTGATGAACTTCAAGCTAGAGAAGCTGCAAATCATAAAGAACGGGCTGAAATGCAACTAGAGAAGCTGCACCCTGATTTCTTTAGCACTATCATGCCTAGTGTGGAGTTTAAGGATTGGCTAGATGGTAAGTCAAAGAGAATGCAAGACGCCCTATATGAAGATGATGATCCGATTGCTGCATCTGAAGTAATTTCACTATATAAGGCTGAAAAAGGAATTAGGACTAAGAAGTCTGCTCAAAAGAACAATGCTGCTGATGATATCCCTAGTAGATCATCTGTATCTCCTAATGATGGAAGCGTTGACTACGAGTTCACAGAGTCGCAGATTCAAGCTATGACTGGTAAGCAATACGACGATAACGAAGCTGCAATTGAGAAAGCTCAACGTGATGGCCGTATCCTATATGACATGACTGGTGCAGCTAGATAATGTACAGTTAATTGTACACTAGGTAACTTAATGTATTAGATACTATACATTAAGGTGTTGACATTAGTCACAAAATGTCGTATAAATAATACTTAGGGTGGTGTAATGCTCTGCTCCCGTTATGCCACCCTATCATTCGCCCCTTTAATGGCTACCGAATATTAATGCTACTATATAAGTAACATTAAAATAAAACGATACATTAAAGAACAAATAATCACTCAGACTACCTTGTAAGTATAGACCCGCCTTGCTAGCGCCACCCTAAAAAACAAGCCTCTAAGATAGATAATGTTCTAGTTTAGTAACTATCCCGTATATGAGATAAGTTATTAATTTTTAACAAAACCTATAAGGAGGTTTTAGACAATGGCTTTTCAAGCTGCAACAGGCTGGAATAACTTACCTAATGGTGTGTTTAGCCCAACAATTTACTCTAAGAAGGTTCAAAAGATTTACCGCAAGAGTTCGGTAACTGAAGCGATCACGAATAATGATTACTTTGGAGAAATCTCATCTTTTGGTGACTCTGTTAAGATCATCGTAGAACCTGAAATCACAGTTACTCCCTATTCGCGTGGTGCTAAGATTACCCCACAAGACCTAGAGGATTCAGACTTCACCCTAACGGTTGATCGTGCAAACTATTTTGCCTTTCGTGTGGATGATATCGAAACTTCACAGTCTCATGTGAATTGGGAATCTCTAGCGTCTAACCGTGCTGCATATAAGATGGCACAGGCTATTGACCGCGACATTCTAGGTTATCTATCTGGTTTCGAACTAGCCAATCCTGAATCTGCTGTATGGACGGCTCGTACTACAACTGTAGGTACTCTAGCTCGTGCGTCTGCTGATGCGGATGAACTACTTTCTGCACATAAGCTAACTAAGAATGCTTTCTCTACTTCTGGTACTGGCACTAACAGTATTCCAGTTGGAGTAAGCGGAACTTATGATATTACGCCACTTGGTCTACTGAACCGTTTTAAGCGTCTACTAGACGAACAGAACGTTCCTGAAGAAGATCGTTGGTGCGTAGTTGATCCTGTGTTCATTGAACTTCTAAATGATGAAGATTCTAAGCTGGTAAACCGTGACTATGACAGTCGTGGAGACGAACAGCTACGTAACGGACAAGTCCTACGCGGTAAGATTCGTGGATTTACTATGTATGAATCAAACAACCTTCCTCTAATTGGTAGTGGACCTTCAGTACTAAGTACTGCTGGTTCATCAACTAACTACGGTGTTGTGGTTGCTGGTCATCATGGCGCTACTGCTACGGCGCAACAATTAACTAAGACAGAAAGACTTCGTGCTACTGATACGTTCGGTGACGTTGTACGTGGTATGCATCTATATGGTCGTAAGGTTCTTCGTTCAGAAGCTCTAGTACGTTCTATCTGGAATGCAAGCAAGTAATAGGAGATAAATAATGTCTACAGTCGAAACTCTTGACAATGTTATTGGCGCTGATTTAGCTCCATCTGTTACTGCAACTCGTTTTCCTCTTCACTATGTTGAAAATAACATCGAAATGGGGGCTGCTGCTACAGCTAAGGGTTCTGGACTTGCTGCCGGTGATATCATCGAAGCCGTAAGACTTCCTGCAAACTCTATTGTACTGGCTGCTGGTTTTGAAGTTATTACCGACGCAGTTGGACCTACTACTTTAACCGTAGACCTTGGTGTAACTGGAACAGCGGTTGACATATTCGTTGATGGATATGATTGGGCTGCTGGTGGTGTTGGTGACTTTGGCGTACAGCCTGCCGCTTTCTATCCTGTTGTATTCGCTGCTAGCGATACAGTAGATGTAGAACTGCAAACACTTTCTGGCGGAACTCTCTCTGCCGGTGAACTACGAGTTTGGGTAATTTATGGTGATATTTCTGATCAACGTAAGCCCGGATTAGTTGCTCTAAAGAGCTAATCCAAATGACAACTAAAAACTAACTACCTAATAGGGTTGGGGTGTAAAATATGCCTCAACCCTTTTTTTATGGAAATCACAGTAAATGGCAATAACAACTTATATGACTCTGACAAATAGACTTCTTGAAAGACTCAATGAAGTTATTATTGCTCAGTCAGATTTCGCTTCTACTAGAGGCGTACAGGCTATGGCTAAGACGGTTATTAACTCTTCAATTGAAGCTATTAATATACAAGAGTTTGAATGGCCGTTTAACTCTGCTATGGCTACTGAAACATTAGTTGCAGGAACAGAAGAATACACTTTTGGAGCAACAGTTAAGACAGTTAAATGGGATACCTTTCATTTAGTAAAAGACGCTTCTCTAGGAACAAATGGGCATAGACTACAGTTTATTGATCGTGATGTTCGAAATAGATATCTAAAGAATGATGATGATAATGCTGGTGCTGCTGGACTGAATGTTCCTCTATACGTATATCCTAAACATGGTGCAGGCTTTGGTATAAGTCCTAGTCCTGATGAGGCTTATGAAGTAACATATGAATACTTCACATACCCAGTTAGACTAGTAGCCTATGATGATCAATCTACTATCCCTCCAATGTTTGATGAAGCTATTATTCAAGGAGCCCTATACCATTTCTATATGTTTAGAGACAATAGTGAACAGGCGGATAAAGCTGAACGTAACTTCACTGGTTGGCTAGGCAGAATGAGAAGCATGTTAATTAATAATTATGATACTATGAAAGGTACTATTATAAATAGACCTAGTATCGCAGGAGGAATAGTTAGCAGTGACTATTTTAGATAATGGACTATAAAACATCATCAAGAGTTATTTGTGAAGGTGGACTAGACACCTCTAATAACCATATCAATCTATCTGCTAATAAGCCCGGTGCTGGTGTAGTACTGACTAATTATGAAGTTGGTCTTGACGGTGGATATAAGCGTATTGAAGGGTTTCAACCTTATGATTCAAACTATGCTGAAGTAGGTGTAGGCGTTGCTGAAGGTAAGATTCTAGGTATTATCCTATTTGAAAATAGCGTATCTGGTGCTACAGATATTATAGCTGCTAGAAAAGACCTAGGAGTAGATGAATATACTTTGTATAAGTACGAATTCGCTACTGGTTGGGTTGCTATTTCAACTGGACTAACTCATTACTTTGTAACAGGGGGTTCAACAGTAGATAAGTTACGATATGACGTTGGTAACAATGGTGTTGCTAATGTACTATGTATTGTTGATGGTGTTAATAACGCTGTGCTATATGATGGTACAGATTGGGGATTCATTGATAGTGGTTCTACTGGTGCTGATATGGACCATGCAGGTGGAGCTATGGCATTAGACGCGCCTACATATGTGTCATTCTTCCAGAAGCATCTATTTTTAGCTAGTGACACAAAGAACAGCTATAAAGGTGTTGTCGCCCATTCTGCTCCTAATGTATTCTATGACTTCATATCCGCTAACGGTTCTGGACAGATTATACCGGGACTTGAAGTCACACAGATTAAACCTTTCAGAGACAATCTGTTTATATTCGGAATTAACATCATTAAGAAGATTGTCATATCAGACACTACTTTCTTAGTGGAAGACGTAACTAAGGATATTGGTTTAATTTCTTCTGATGCTGTAGTTGAGTTAGGTGGACAATTAATCTTCTTAGCTCCTGATGGATTTAGACCTATTGCCGGTACTGACAGAATTAACGATATTCAAATCGAAGCTTTATCCAAGGCTATTCAAAGCCTAGTTAAAAATAGAGTTGAAGGTAATTCCGGTGCCAATATGAATATTGTTGCTATTAGAGGTAAGTCACAATTTAGAGTATTCTTTAGTAGTAGCTCTATTAATGTTGCTGACTCTAAAGGTATCATTGGGTCTCTTAGAACTTCTGATCAACAAAAAGGTTGGGAATTTGGAGAACTACTAGGTATTAGAGCATCATGCTGTGCGTCTAAATATGTCAATGGAACAGAAATAGTTTTACATGGCGACTATGATGGTGTAGTATATAGACAGGAATCAGGTAATGATTTCAATGGTAGTAATGTTGTTTCAATCTATATGACTCCTTATCTAGACTTAGGTGATACTGAGACTCGTAAGGTAATTGAAAAAGTAACGACATTTATGAATGGTGAAGAAACGGTAGACCTTATTCTAGGAGTAAGATATGATTGGGGTTCTATTGATGTAGCAATCCCTACGCCGTACTCATTAGTTCTACAGTTTGTTACTACACTATACGATGATCCAACATCACTATATAATGACCTATCAACTCTATATGGTGGTGCTGTAACCCCTATAGCTATTAAAGCCCTAGAAGGAAGTTTCTTCTCTATACAGCTTTCATATACGACAAACGGAACAGAAGCCCCTCACACAGTTCATGGTATTGTACTTGAATATAGTGTTAAAGGACGAAGATAAGGAATAAATAATGGGTGATGGCTACGTAAGACAATCATCTGGTGAAATCGTTTCAGGTAATACAGTTGAAGCGTCTCCACTAAATGCTGAATTCAATCAGATTCAATCTGCTTTCCATTTAAGCTCTGGTCATTCCCATGACGGAACTACTGGTGAAGGCCCTAAGATTAATCTAAATACAAGCACTGCTGGTATATTAGGTGTATCTCAAGGTGGTATTAATGGTATTCACAAGTTGAATGCTACTACTGCCCCTACTGCAACTGATGACGAAGATAGTGATTATGCTGTTGGTTCACAATGGATTGATACAACGAATGATAGAGCGTATGTATGTGTGGATGCTACGGCAACTTCTGCTGTATGGCTTTATATCGGAAACACAACTGGATGGCAATCTTTAGATGCTACTCTAACCGCCTTAGCTGGTGTTACTGTTTCTGCTGATAAACTAATATACGCTACTGGTGCTGATACATTTAGTACTACAGACTTAACGTCTGCTGGTAGAGCATTATTAGATGATGCAAATGCTGCCGCTCAATTAGTAACATTAGGATTAACAGCTACGGCTACTGAAATAAATGTACTTGATGGTATTACTGCTACTGTAACTGAATTGAATTATGTTGATGGAGTTACTTCAGATATTCAAGCACAGATTGATGGAAAATCTGCAACAGGACATACACATACTCTATCTGATGTAACAGACGCAGGTGCATTAGCTAGCGAAGATGAAATTACAACTTCATTGATTGCGGCTGCTACTCTTGTTACTGAATCTGATGATATTGCTTCTAATGATAATGATACAACTATCCCTACTTCTGCTGCTGTTAAAGATTATGTAGATAGTGCGGTTAGTGCTGGAGCTATTGCTGATGGAGACAAAGGCGATATTGTTGTATCTAGTAGTGGGACTGTATGGAGTATTGATGCTGGTGTTATTGTAAATGCTGATATTAATGCCTCGGCTGCTATTGATGCTAGTAAGATTGGTGGTGGTGCAGTTTCAACAACTGAGTACAACTATCTTAATGGTGTTACTTCTGCTATTCAAACACAACTTGATACAAAGATAACTGCCTCATCTTCTGCTTCATTAACTAATAAGACATTCGATGCTAATGGTACTGGAAATTCCTTATCTAACGTTGAAGTAGATAATTTTGCTGCTAGTGCTATTGTTACAGAATCGGAAGGATTAGGTTCAAGTGATAATGATACGAGCTTACCAACTACTGCTGCTGTTAAAGATTATGTAGATAATAATGGTGGTATGGCTGCTGCGTCTCAAGCAGAACAAGAGGCAGGATCATCTACTGCTGTAGCTGTTACACCGGGTAGACAGCATTATCATGAGAGCGCAGCTAAATGTTGGGTTAAATTCAATAGTTCTGGAACTATAGCGGATAGCTATAATACTACTAGCATCACCGATAACGGTGAGGGTGACTGGACGGTCAACATCGCGACAGATTTCTCAAACGCAAATTATGCGGCACTCGTCAGCGGCGGTATGC